TTCCCGCCCCGGTCCGCGTCTCCCAGGTGCGGCAGCTTCCGGTTCACGCCCCGGCCCGCGTCTCCCAGGTGCGGCAGCTTCCGGTTCACGCCCCGGCCCGCGTCTCCCAGGTGCGGCAGCTTCCGGGCGTCCACTAGCTTCTCGCCATCGTGTTGCCACGGCCCGGTGCCGCTGCACCATCCGCTGCCGATCCAGTTGCATGCGCCCCAGCACCACCAGCCGGCCACCTTCGCGTCGTAGTAGTCCGGGTCGGCTTCAAGGCGTTGCAGCAGGCCGGGTGCGTTGCGCACCAGCCAAGAGTGTCGCGCAATCAAGTCGGCTTCGTTGGTCGGCCAGTCCACATGCCGCGCCACCTCGGCGGCATCCAGCGAAACAGCGCGCCAGAAGTTCGCCACAAACCCGTCCGCGTCGTTGATCGTCTCAACCTTGCCCACGTTGGGGCGGCCCAGCAGCATGGCGGCCGAGCCCGCAAACGGCTCCACGTAGTTCTCCGGGTCGCCCAGCGCGGCCCACACTGTCTCGCACGCCAGCGACTTCCCGCCAAAGTACGGGAACGGTGCCGCCAGGGTGCCTGCTACTGACTTCATCTGTTCTCCACCAAGAAGTGCCCTAACACGTCATTCCAGGCGACGGCCTACGGCCGCGCCTGAATTCCAGCGTTAGGCGTCACAGTTCAATCGTCTGTTGTTCAGGCGCGGCCACTGGTTCAGGCGGCAGCAACTGGCCTTGCGCTTGGGCTCGGGCGATGCGCTCGCAGGCGATGTCGAAATACTTGCGCTCGCGCTTCATTTCCCGTCGTCCCCTTCGTACCGTTCAACCAAAGCCTTCAGATGCGCATTCTCGCAGCGCAGGAAGGCCACTTCGTCGATGAGCGCGTCCATCTCTGCCAGCTTCGACAGCATGGCCTCCACGGCTTCCTGGTTGCGTCTATCTGGCACTTCGAACCAATCAAGTAACCTACCCATGATCCCTCCTTAAATCGGCCAGAACCCAGCCCAAGCGGTGATACACATCGTTCACCACCTGCGCCTTCAGTACCTTGTCACTCGCAAACCGCGCCGATCTCAATTCGAGACTCGCGGCGATAAGCTCCCCGATGTACCACTCCAGCGAGTGCTGGCCTGGCGGCGACTCTGGTGCCGGTATGTCCTTCAGTCTGAGATTCAGTAAATTGATCATGCGATCCACCGTATCGCGTCACGCAGACGCCTGCTGTTGGTAATGAGTTCATCAGCAGTCATCATCTTCACCGCAGCCAACGCCAGATCAATGTGTGGGCCACGCGGCAACTGGTTGATCCTGACTAGCTCCGCAGTCTTTTCATCGCCACGCGCTATCAGATCCGTGATCTGCTTCCATGCACGCAGCTTCGCCAGGTGCTCCATGCGCTCGACTTTTTGAAGGGCTGTTTCTGTCATTTTTTACCTACGCAAATAGACAACCTTGAAAAAATTCTTCTTTCTCAAATCTCTTTGCAGCCTGATCAAGATTCAGTTTTGCCTGCTTAAAATATGAATCTTTCAGCTCAACGCCTATTGCTTTCCTGCCAAGCGATACCGGGCTGTAAACTTCGCTTCCCTAAAAAGGTATTTCGTCGTCGAAGTCAGGTTCTGCAGTCTTCACTTGTTGCGCAGCTTTCGCCGGTTTCTCCTGCTTCGATTCGCCGGACTGAAAGTAGATCCTGGCGCTGCCGACGTAGGGCATCTTCTGCTTTGCCTCGCGCTCTTCTTTCGTGGCTGCGATCTGTATCGAGCCGTTGTTGCCGTACTCGTCGGCCTGGTCTGTGTCGAGGTACACGGACAGGTCCGCATAGGTGCCTTTTGCGCCTTTGAAAAAGCGGCTCTTGTCGAGCTTGGTAACGTCTATCTTGAGATTGACACCGATCTTCATGCGGCAGACTCCATTTCATGTTTGCGGGATGCGAAGGCGGCGCGGATTTCTTCCAGATCATCCTTGTCGAGCGTTTTGGCGTAGTCTTCTCGGATGTCTTTGCCTATCTGCTCCAGTTCATCCAGCGATTCGGCCTGGCTGATGGTGTTAAGCAGCCCATCACGCAGGGCGCTGGTGTCCGGCTTCTCCTTGGCAGGTGCAATCAGTTCTTTGTCCAGGTCAGAGACATGCTGTTCGGTTTTTTCTTGCGGCATGTCGAACCAGTCAGACGGCTTCGACATTCCGTCTTTCAGGCTTGCCCAAATCTTGCGAAGCTGCACAATCTGCGCTGCGTTGATGCTTTCCAATCGCTTCTGGATGCGCTTCGATATCATTTCCGGCGTCACTCCAAAATCTGCAAGCGCGGAAACCATTTTTTTCACCCCTTCTGGTGACGTATCGGCCTTGGCGTTTAATGTCACGTCGCACTGCTGGACAGCAGCCTCAACGACATCGCCAGGGATTACTCCGAGGATGCAGGCGCGTAGTCTTCGCGCTCCCTGGTTGGCCACCATTTCGTATATGTCACGCGGATCAGTCAGTGCTTTACTTCCTGATTTGGTGTTGCGCTTGTGCGCTACCTGAAAAACCTTGACCTGCTTCACGTTGCGCTCAACGTCCCACGCAAACGCTTCGACGGTAGATTCGCCGTTCTGTTGTGACAGTTCGCGAACCCCAACCTGGATATTCCCCCATTCCTGGGCGATGGTTTCGGCCAGTCTGATAGACGGGCCGGTGACATCCGTTCCGCCTCGGGCGTAGGAATACAACGCTCCCTCTGCCAATGTCGGGCGGGTGCAGGCGTTCAATATGCGGTCCAGCGCAGACGCCTGGTCACGCGGGAATTTCTTTGCGATGACCATCGCGGCCTGCACTTCTTGAATGGCGCGCTGGCTTTCTGACTCGACCAGTGCGCCGCCATGTTTTGCTGGAGCCTGGGCCGCAAATGGGTTGTTTACTCTTGCAATTTGGTTCATTTCTTACGCCTCAAAATATGCCCACTTGGGCAAGTCGATCTTTTGTGTTGCAGTCGGGTAGCCTTTCCACTCGCCGATATCAGTGCAGTCACGGAATACCTGGAGGGCAGATCGGTACAGCATCCGCCCGAAGGAAACGGCCTGGTCCTCCAGCTCGTACACGGCGATGCCGTAGGGTGGGTTCCGCTCGATGACGACGAAGCGGTAGCTCAACGGGCGCTGTCCGGTGACCGCCTCGACGCCGTCCATGCTCATCGCGGCGCTGACGTGGTAGCCGTGGGCGGCGCAGGTCTTTGCAAACGCTTGCGGGCTGGCGTCGTCGGTGGTCTTGAGGTCGAGCAGCACCAATCCACTGGCGACCGTCTTAATTGCGTCAGGGCGGCACTTTGCGAGCACGCCAGACTCGGCGTCATGCCAGTAGAACGAGTGTTCTGCCTCGATGCCGGTTAATGCAGGACCGGCAAACTGGTGGAACCGGACAGCCGCGGCCATTGCTTGCGCCTGTTCGAGCTGGGCCGGCGTGACGATGGCCTTCTCTCCGCAAGCTGCGTCAAATGACTCCCATTCCGCTTTGCCTGCCTTCGTCCGCTTGTCTACTTGCGGCGCGATGGCGTATTCCGACTCGAACTTCTCAGGCTCCAATACCAGTGTGTGAACCAGGGAACCGAGCAGCATTGCAGGCGTCGGCTCGCGGCTGGTTTCGTAGGCTGCGCGGTAGTGCTGCGGAGATCTGAGCAGCAGCATGACGCCGCTTTTGCTGACACCTTCAGACTGGTGGTACTGACTGTTCGGCAGATTGGCGAACCTGCAAGGCGTTGACTGTGGGAATGCGTTGATCATCGCAGCGACTCCCAAGCGTAGAGTTCGGCGGCCATGTCCAGGGCCAGCGACAGGCCAGGATTGCCGGAGAACGGGCCTCCGGCGTTGCGCAGCAGGTTGGCGATTGCCTGCATGGCTGCAGCCTTTTCCTTGCGGCAGGTGCCTGGATTCGTCACCAGCCACTTGAGAAATCCCTGCATTTCGTTGTGGTAGTTCCTGGCCAGATCGGCCTTGAACTCGTCCACTGCGGCGCACCGTGCGTCAGCGCGGGCCTGTTCGGCCTCGAATGCAGCGTCTGTAGACGCCCAACCGTTACCGATGTAGACGCTGTTCACTGGGCACCTCCAGCTACCGGCCTGGCAGGCAGACGGCGCACGTTGCTGGGCATCTCCGGATCAATCATCAGCAGCTTTCCGCCGCTGCCGTACCTGACCAGCAGACCGCGCTGGTCCGCAAAATCCCGCAGTGCCTTGAGTGGCACCGTGCGGGGAACCGTGACTGTTACGTACTGGGGCTGTTTCATTCCTGCCTGCTCCTGTTGTTAGTGTTGTTTCAGAGTAAGAATACTTACGTTCAAAGTCAAGCATGCTTACTAAATTTTTTTCAGGCAAGAAAAAAGGGCCTTTAGGCCCTGGTGGTATTCGGTTTTCAGGTCACATCAGCAACTGTTCTTTCCGACAGTACGGGCAGATGGTTCCTGTGATGGGAATTTTCATCCCGCAAAACCGGCATTGTTTCAGATACCAGCAAAAAGTAAGGATGCTTGCTTTTTAAGCGTAAGTATGGTTACTATTGGCCTGACAATCGGAGGATAAGCATGAAAAAACATGAGGTAATCGCATATTTCGGCTCGGTAAAAGCCACGGCGCAAGCATTGGGCATCACCTCCCAGGCAGTGAGCCAGTGGCCGGAACGGGTGCCGAAAGAATCGCAAAAAACCATTTACATCGTCACGGACGGCAAACTCCAGATGGAACCAGGAATTGTCCCGATGCCGATCAGAGCATAGCCAGCTTTTTGCTGGCGTTTTTTTGTCTTCAGCAAACAGGAGGCGATGCTTTGCCATGAAGCGAGACAGACGAGCGGTGAGAGACGAAAGACGCATGATCAGCGTCAACCAATACGACGTTGACCGGATCAACAAACTGCTGGAGCAGACTGGAGTGGAGGAAGCTCGGCTCATTTATCGGGCTTTCAAACGTGGGCTTGACGAGTTGGAGATTCAAATCTGTGAGGCAAGAACAAGAAAAAATCACGGCGGACGATCTTCAGACAGCACTCGACCTGGCGAGCCACTCAGAACTCCAGCGGTGCCGTGACACGCTGGATCTGTTTCTGAGTGTCGCAAAGATCGGTTTCCAAGCGGAAGCCGATGGACTACTGCGTCAACTGCAGAACACTGCAACAGTAAACCCGCACCAGGAATACGAGCGGCGCAAGGCCGCGCTCCCATTGATGAGCTGCGAAGCCTACCAGGCCGCTTGTCGGCGAATCGCGGATGAGTTGGGGATTTGAACATGCAAAAACACATCATAACGAACACCTGGGGGCGTTATGGCCGGTGATTGGATCAAGATGCGGACTGACCTTTACCGCAGCCCAAAAGTCTGCCTGATGGCCGATGTTTTGACGGACGCAGAAGGCGATTTAGCGCGTCACGTTAGTAACGTAACGCGGCGTGACATGAGCGTAACGCGCAACATAACGCGTAACGCTTGCGTTGGCGCACTGCTCTCAGTTTGGGGCGTTATGCGTCACCAGGGACAGAGAGATGGTGACGATCTTTTTTGCAGAAACGCGACGATAGCGGTGATAGATGACATCTCTGATTTACCCGGATTTGGGCAGTGCATGGAGTTTGTTGGGTGGGTAGTGCAGACAGATGACGGCATTGTTTTTCCTAGGTTTTATGCCGAAAACAACACCGATCCATTGGAAAAATCAAAGGCCGCTGCAGCACAAAGACAGGCCAGATATAGGCAAAGAAAGAAGTCTGAAACGCGTAACGAAAGTGACGCAACAAGTAACGTAACGGAGGACGTAACGCGTAACGTCACAGTAACGCATAGAGAAGAGAAGAGTAGAGAAGAGAATAAAGAGAAAGAAAAAGATAAAAAAGAAAGTCGCGCAAAGCGCTCCATCCCCCCCGATTTTTCCATCACACCAGAAATGCGCGAGTGGGCGCAGCAGCATAAACTCACCGTCGACATCGACAGCGCAACAGAACGCTGGACCAACAGCATGCTCGCCAAGGGCAGCAAATACGCCAACTGGGAAGCAGCCTGGCGTAACGGCATGAAGATCGCCCAAAAGTGGCACGACGAAAAGTACCCATCACCAACATCGCCCAACGGACACCCGTTCAAGAAACACCCGCGCTACCCAGGACTCGTCAAAAAGGCGAAGGAGATGGGCGAGATGATCGTGTTCGACGGATTACCAGACAAATTGATTTTCATTTCCCCTGACGGATCGGTGAGCGGATGAACGCAGCAGAACTCAGCCGCATGCTTTCGGACCAGGTGCAGAACGTGGTTCGTGAACTCCTGCCCAACGGCAAGCAGGACGGGCGCAACTGGATAGCCGGATCAGTGGAAGGCGAGCCGGGGAAATCACTCAAGGTTGCACTCAGCGGCGAACGACAAGGCCACTTTTGCGACTTCGCCAGTCCAGATGATCGCGGTGACATGCTTGACCTGTGGCAAGCCACCAGGCGCGTGAACTTCGTCGAGGCATGCAAACAGGCAAAGCAATTTCTCGGAGTGCAGGAACCTGAGCATTACCGGCAGTCCAAAGCGTTCAAGAAACCAGAGAACTTTCGCTCAGCCAAAGATGCGCCAGAAATCGAGTACCTGCGCGGACGCGGACTGATCGACGCAACCATCCAGTCATTCCGCGTTACAGGCGGCGGCGGGAAAGTCTATTTCCCGTTTTTCAAGGGCGCTGATCTGGTTGCATGCAAGTGGAGATCCATCACAGAGAAAGAAACCAGGGCCACCAGCGAGGGACAGAAGCCAGTCCTGTTTGGCTGGCAGTCCATAGGCACCGAGCGGGAAATCACGATCTGCGAGGGCGAGATAGACGCCATGTCCCTGCACCAGATGGGCATACCAGCACTGTCCGTCCCGTTCGGCTGCAACAACCTGGAATGGATCGAACACGAATGGGAGGATCTGGAAAACTTCGCGGTGATCTATGTCTGTATGGACACCGACAAGCCAGGCACAGAAGCAGCCAAAAAGATCATTGCGCGTCTTGGCGCTCACCGATGCCGGTTCGTTTCCCTGCCAGCCAAAGACGCGAACGAGTGTCTGCAACTGGGGATTATCCCGCAGGTCAAAATTGCCTTTTCCAGAGCAGTAACGCTAGACCCGGCACAACTGCGCAGGCCGCAAAGCTACGAACAGGAAGTCCTATGGGAACTGCATCCTGAAACCCGTCCAGAAGGCGAGTCATACATCCCGCTGCCAGGCAACAAATCAACCGACTTCATCCGGTTCAGATCCAGCGAGCTGATTATCTTCAACGGCGTGAACGGGCATGGCAAATCGCAGTTCGCATGTCACAACGCCATCGAGGCGATGCGATGGGGTTACAAGTGCTGCATTGCCAGCATGGAAATGAAACCAGCCAGGACACTTGCCCGCATGGTGCGCCAGATCACCGGAATGGACAGGCCATCAGCAGAGTACGCAAGCCAGGCGTTACAGCGCATGGGCGAGCGGCTGTATCTGTTCGATGTGCTGGGAACCGTAACCATTGAATCCCTGCTGGATGTGTTCGGGTATTGCGCCAAGCGGTACGGCGTCAAGTTATTCATTATCGACTCGATGATGAAATGCGGCGTTGCCGATGACGATTACGCAGGGCAGAAAAAACTGATCGACAGAATATGCGATTTCAAAAACGCCTATGACGTTACGGTATTTCTGATAACTCACAGCCGGAAAGGTGAAAGCGAAGACAAACCGAGCGGCAAGTTCGATGTGAAGGGAACCGGAAGCATCACCGATCTGGCAGATACGGTTTTGACGATCTGGCGGAACAAGCAACGGGAAAAACGCCTGGCGTCAGATGATCCAGCAGACCGAGCAGCAGCCGAACAATCGCCTGATTGCATCGTGTCATGCAGCAAGCAACGCAACGGAACAGGATGGGAGGGCAACATCTTGTACTGGTTCGACAAGGAGTCATTGCAGTACGTCAACAGCGATGGGTCCAAACCATTTCAGTACATGGACGCAATGCGATGACAGAACTGGAAGCGTGGATTTTGAACGAGATGGCCAACGAGATACTGGCGGCAATGAAAACCGGATGGCAAGACGTTATCGACGAGTGCCAGAAAGACTACAACGCATATTTTGCCGAATTACAAACCCGCATTGCATCGAGGAGGGGCAAATGAACACTCGAATCCTGAAACTGCTCAGGTCGCATGAAACCGGCCTGTCCCACGGCGACATCGCCACGGCGCTGGGCGAGCCGCAGGAAACGGTTCTCGAAGCGTTGACAGTGCTGCAACACAACTTTGACACCTTCCGAACCGTCGATGACTTGTGGCATTCGGTTTTCATTGCCGATTCTAGCCGCCTACAGACGCCAAGAAGCCACGTTGGCGGTTACGGTAGTGCGATGGTAGCTGGTACTCCGCAAGACGCCTTTACGGCGATTACAGAAGGGGTGGACGCAGAATGAATATTTTGACTCTGGATCTTGGCTCAAAAACCGGCTGGGCTTTCAGCACCGGCAAAAACATCCTGTCCGGCACCCAGGAGTTCAAACCGCAGCGGTTCGAAGGCGGCGGAATGCGCTATCTGCGGTTCCGCAAGTGGCTTTCGGAGATCACCGCGCATGAGCAGATCGAGGCGGTCTACTTCGAAGAGGTGCGCCGCCACCTATCGACTGACGCAGCTCACGCCTACGGCGGCTTTCTCGCTGTGCTGACAGAGCATTGCGAGAACTACACCATCCCGTACATCGGCGTGCCGGTGGGAACGATCAAAAAGCACATCACCGGCAAAGGCAATGCCGGGAAGGAAGCAGTCATTGACGCAATCGTGAAGCGTGGCCACTCGCCTGCCGACGACAACGAAGCGGATGCCCTGGCGATCATGGCTTGGGTAATCGACACCAACCAGTTACAGGATTTGCAAGCATGAGCGCACTAGAGCAGCAAGTCGGCGGCGATCACTACCGGCGACTGAAGATCCAGCCGGTGGAGTACATCCACCGCAACGGCCTGGGGTTTATCGAGGGCTGCGTGATCAAGTATGTCTCAAGATGGCGTGACAAAAACGGCATTGACGATCTGCGAAAGGCAAGGCATTTCATAGACTTACTGATAGAGCTTGAGACTGGGTGTATCTCAAAAAAAGATGAGCCAAAAACAGACTGGCAAGCCCCTAATTTCGGCATCGGAGTTTGATCAATGCGCGACGCAGAGCACTACGTCAAAGTGTTTGTCGAATCAACGCTAACCGCCCGCGACAACGCCGAGCTTGCCGTGCTCGGGCCGTCGATCCTGGGCCTGATGCACGACTTTCGCGGCGAGATACCACGCGGCAGCGACTACAAGCCGGAAACCGTGGCCTGGCGGGCCGAGCGGCTGCGGAGACTGCACCCAGACTACATCCGGGCCTGCGAGCTGGTGATGCTGCTCAGCGAAGCGGAGTTCGACGCGGCCATCGAGTGGGCGTATCACCAGGATCGGCGTTGGCCTGGCTACGACTATCGCATCATCACGCGATTCGCGGTCGCAAAGCATTGTGGCCGCGACTACGGCGCGTGGATCAAAGCCCTGGAGCGCGGACACGACCGGATCAACGCGGCGCTGGGGTTGATTGTTGCCTAGCGTCAAGTTATTGACAATGTCTAAAAAATAAGCTCAAATCTGTAGCATCTGAAGTAAGCCCTGCACATCGCGGGGCTTTTTCGTTTCCGCTCCTGTCCTGTGCCCATTGCCCGCCGCGTGCGGGCTTTTTTGTGTCCGCTTGAAACACCCGGCAAGCCACTGATCGCCAAGCGATTACGGCAAGTGTCTGCGGGTTTTTGTCCGGAGAAATGTCCATGCGCTATTTCCAGCAGCACGAGTTCAATTGCCGCTGCGGCTGCGGTATGGGCTATCGAGAGATGGACGGCGGGCTTCTGTCGACGCTTGAGCGTGCCAGGTCAATAGCGGAAATCCCGTTCGTGATCCGCTCGGCGGCCAGGTGCGCTCAGCACAATTTCAACGTTGGCGGAAAACCAGTGTCCGCCCACCTGACTGGACACGCCGTTGACATCGCCTGCGCTGGCTCAGAAGACCGCTTCAGGATCGTCCAGGCCGCAATCCTGGCCGGGTTCAAAAGGGTGGGCGTAGCGTCCGGCTTCGTCCACGTTGACACCGCTCCGCATCTTCCGCAAGACGTTTTTTGGCTTTACTGAGTGCAACCCATGGGCAGCTTTCTCCGCGACCTGGTCATCTTCAGCATCGTTGCCGGGATCGTGTTCGGGGTGCTGATCGCGTCGGTTACACGCTGGGTAATGTCGTAAGTTTACAACGGGGTTTCTATGTCATTTTGGGCCAAGCTGTTCGGCGGCGCGGATCTCGTCGAGAAGGCCGCGAACGGGCTGGACAAGCTCAATTTCAGCGACCAGGAAAAAGCCGCGCACTATCTCGAAGTCCTGAAAAACATCGAGCCGTTCAAGCTCGCGCAAAGGTGGCTGGCCGTCGCGGTGATCGTGCCGTATGTCCTGGTCTGGATCCTGTGCGCCGTGCTGTTCGCCACGGCGGCGATGGCCGACGCTGAAACAACCGCGTCACGCCTGATCCAGATATCCGACATGCTCGCCAGCCGCAACAACGACAACCTTGGGTTTCCGGCATCGCTGATACTCGGGTTTTACTTTGCGGGTGGGGCGATCGAAGGCATCGTGAGCAGGTGGAAGAAGTGAGCGATATCCAGGTTTCGCATGACTGCGAAGGCGTGAAAAAAGGATATCGATGCCATGAAGAGCGCGGGTTCATTCTCGCCGTCCGGGATGCGGTCAAATCCTCTCAGGACGAGGACACCGCGGCGCTCAGAGAACACCTGTCTCAAATGGATACGTCAATTCAAAAGATGGCTGAGTCGATGAACTCGTTCGCGGTTACGGCGGCGCGGTCAGAATTGCGGCATGAGAAGAACGAAGCGATGTTCCTCCGGTTCGTACAGATCCAGGACTCCGTTTTGAAGCGACTGGAGGAACTGGAAGTGAACACGGCAGTTGCAGCCGAAAAGGCAAAACCGCTCGGATGGCTTGCTGACAAGATTGGAACGGTGGTTATTACGTTTATCGTCACGGGGGGATTAACCCTGATCATGATTAAGGGAGGGCTACCGTGAGCTTCCAGGACTCTTACGTATCCGCTCGTCTCATCACTCGTTGGAACAATCACCTCCCCCCTGGTATCGAGG